TTTTGTGTGGGACGAAGACGTTGAAAATGAACTGCGAACTATCGCGCACCAACTAGAAACTTTACTATCCGAACAAGAGGGGATATACGATGAGTGTATGGAAAACACTAAGCTCAATTAATGTTAATGAGCACACCGAACGCAAAGGTAATCTAACTTACCTATCATGGGCTTGGGCATGGGCCGTTACCAAACAGCACTACCCAGATGCTTGCTACACCTTTCACGATAACGAAGTCCACTCGGACGGAACAATGACCGTTCATTGCGATGTTATTATCGACGAACTAGCGCATGAAATGTGGTTGCCTGTAATGGATCACCGCAACAAGGCAGTAGAGAATCCCAATGCCTTCCAGATTAACACTGCCAAGATGCGATGCCTGACCAAAGGTTTATCGATGCACGGTCTAGGTGCCTACATCTACGCTGGAGAAGATCTACCCGCACCAGAACACGAGAAGTCATACGAGGAATGGACTAAAGAAAACAAGGACAGCATCCTAGCGATCAAGGCTGGCATTGCTAACGAAGATCTAGCCTCTGCATCTGAAGCATGGTCTGAACTAAGCAATGAAACTAAAGAGGCACTATGGAAAGCACCATCTAAAGGTGGATGTTTTACTACGCAAGAACGGGAAGTCATGAAGTCTTCCGAATTTAGACAAGCACACTTTGGAGAAGATAGTGAGTGAGATGAAATATATTAGCGGCCTGTATGCCAAGAAGAAGCACAATCGTGCGCCAGACTTTGTGATCTGCAATGGATCAATCAACAAGCAACAGATGCAAGAGACGTTGGATCAGATGGATGGTGAATGGATTAACTTCCAGATCAACACACCGTTTAGCGAAGATCCTTCAAAGCCTGACAAACTTGTGATTAAGCTCAATGACTACAAGCCAGATGCTTCTAAGCAAGCACCCAAACCTGTAGAGGATTTAGAAGACATACCTTTCTAATATGCAAACGGAGAGGGGCTGAAATGCCCCTTATTTTATGCTTAGAAGAAACGAACATTCAGCAGTCTATACGACAATACCACCATTGTTATCAAAGGATGGTTTCAGACGGTGCTTGTACTGTGGTGAGCCAGCCAACACAAGAGAGCACTACCCGCCAGTATCACGAGTGTCTGACTACATGGCGCTTGGGCATGATTTCTATGTAATCTTTGGGGCTTGCAGCGATTGCAATAGCATTGCAGCAGCAGAGTTAGACGAAACTATTTTTGATAGAATTGAGCGCGTTAAGGACAAGATAGCCAAACGAGGCAGGAAGTATACAAAAATACCTGATTGGGATCAGTCAGAGCTTGACGAGCTAAGTGATTTTTTACGAGAAGACGTAGAAAAGTCTTTGCGTTTAAAAGAATCTGTACTTTGTAGGGTTAATTATTATGAGGGATTAGAGCACATACAGGATTGCTGCAATTTAAGGTGAGCGCGGATTCAAATTGATATAGAAAACCGCTCAGATCGGCTCAAATTGCGCCTAATACACCCATACCACGGGTACAGAGGAACGAGTATCGACGTGTATGAAGCCCTGGTGGACTCCTATGCCACTGAAGCCGAGTTTAATAGCGTTGCTAACAATAATAAAACGCTCAGAGCCGTTAGAAACAGCAATATCAGCAGCAATGCCTCTTGAGTGCTGTCCTGGGCCATTAGGTTTTTTAGCCTCAATGGAATGGTTGGGACTACGGAACCCGCTAGTGATGCGAAACGGTATCCTGCACTGATGGCGTAACGCATCCAGGGCATGAATGAACTCATCTTCCATTTCATTTTCGCCAGTCTCCTGACAGTCAAATTCTTGACGGGTAAAGTATTTAAACGTCATCTTTTATAGGCAGTCTTTGCAGAGTCCCTGAATGCCTTGGCAGTAGGAGCACCCTTGGTTCCAGGCTTCCTCATCTTCTCGCCAGATCCACCAGCGATACGCTTACGTTTAGCTTGGATATTTGCGTACAATCCTTTCTTTGGTTTTCTCATTACCATTTCACCTTGTTTGCCCAGTATGCCGCAGACATTTTGCCTTTGGCTATGTTCTTTCTATGACGTGCCTTGAATGATTCCCGTCTCTTTCTACGAGATTCAGACTCACCTTCACGTTTAGGAGATCCACTGACACCAGCCTGACCGAATCTAATGGTCTTGACCTGATCGCCAGACTTGGCTACTACAACGTGAGACTTAGTAGGATGCTTGGGTGTACGCTTAGGCTTGTTATACCCAGATACACCGATACGTTTTAGCAAAGACTCGCTCACTTCTTCAATTCCATCAGCTTGGATACACCACGGATACCGAATGAACTACTAATAGCAATGAACAGTAGATACTGATACCACTCAGGTAATTGTGCCAGCGCCTGGAATCCAGCGTCAACCCTATCGATCACACTCACATCATTCATTGCAATGGCATAACCCACCATGAAGATAGGGATAGATAGTATGATCGTCCAGAACTCATCCTTCCATGAATGAGCACTAGCATCTGCCATCTTGGATTCCCAATCAGCATTGTTCTGGATGACCTGGAGCTTGGCCTGATGCTTGGCCTGTTTCTCCTCAGCCTTATTGTTCAACCAGCCACCAACCAGGTTAGTGATTGGCCCTATCAATGCTTGCATCATTTGCGGATCAACTCGTTAATGGCCTTCCATGCTTCGGCCATCTTAGATTCTAAAACTTCTAAACGGTTCAAGATCTTGCCAATAGTCAGCACTAGTATGAATACACCAGCAGCAATAGGCCAGCCTGAGACAATAATCTCCCATGCTTCCATTAGCCATCTCGTTTAACAAGTTTCTGAACCGTGTCAGACTCCCAGATACGCAACGCTAACCAGATGATTGTAAACAAACTAGCAATGCTAGGAAGCCAACCAGCCAGCGTAGCGACTGTGCCGCCTACTGCCAATGAATCCATAACTGTTTTAGCTTCCTCCTGCATACATCACCTATGTCAATGAAACCCACTTCGAACCGAAGCGTATTGTAATGTCATCCCCACCAGTAAACTCTCCGGTCTTGCAACCAGCTCGGTAGAATAATGGTTCAGGTTCATAGCCTACGTTCTCACTAATAGACGTGAAGGTGTCTACGTCAGTCCAAGTAGAATCATCAGTGCTACGTTGTACGGTAACGATAGTGCCTGTATTCAAAGTTCCACGAATGGAGAAGTTAAAGTCTCCATCGAAACGGAATGAATCACTAAACGTATTAGCAGCCGTAATGTTTTTTTCAATTAAAGTTGTCATTCTTCACTCTCACTGTTTTCCAAGCCTGCCTTGATGGTATTTACATACCCATTGATTAAGAATTTTAATTCTTCTGCCTGGTCACTAAGCTCTTTAATACGACTCACCATCTTCTGTTGTTCAGCCGATAAGCTGTCAATGTCGTATTCAGTGCCTTCAATATTAATTTTACTCACCAAGGTACTCCATCAGCAGTAACGGGATTCATTTGCAGATCAATGTTAGCCGCCAGAGATTCTTCAATAGCGTCCTTGTCCACACCGTCAGCCCATGTCCAGTTCAATGCGTCCTGCTCGGTTACGTCAGCATACGGAATGTAGTCTGGGCTGCTGGGGTCGGGCTGAAAGCCAACCGTTCCATACGAGCTTGCGTTGTAGGTTACTGCATCATCGCCAGTACCCTCGGTTTGTTCCGCAGTGCAGCGCCAATGGCTTACGATGATAGCACCGTCCATGTCTGCGGGTTGAATGTCTCTCTCTAAGGTCGAGATAGTCCAGTTAAATGTTGCCATGTTGTTTCTCCTGTTAAATTGCTGAGATGATGAAGGCTAAAAGCTCAGAATAACGGACACCCATCCGACTACGTTCTTCACCAGTTTCTTCATCTGTCCAAGTAGAGTTTATAAACATTCCATAGTCACCAGCGTCTAAACCTTCAGCAGCAAATGCAGCTTGTAGGTCTTGTGCAATGATTCCAAAGTGAGTACGAGCTTCGTCGCCTTTTTCAGCTACTGAAGACTTCCATCGAAACTTGCGTAATAAGCCTTTAGCTGCTACTGCTACACGCTGCTCTGCGTCAGACAGTGCTTCAATGTCTTGCTTCTCGTTGCCGTCTGAAGTTTGGATAGTGCCGTTCGTGGCGTAAACGTCTTGATAACGGTTTGCGCCAGTCCCAATGTCCACCAAACCGTCGGATGCAGTGCCAGCGGTTTCCGGAATTAAAATATTCGTACCGAATTGAAGTCCTGCATGGTCTGCAACTACGCCTCCAATTCGGATGTTGTTGGTATTAACAACACCAATACTACCTACGGATACGTTGTC